AAGGCCGCGGAACTGAAGGCCGCGGAACTGAAGGCCGCGGAACTGAAGGCCGCGAAGGACGTGATAGTATGGCCGCTCAGCGACCGGGAAAAAATCATAGTCAGTTCATTGGGTCACCTTAATAAGAATGATTCCTATTAAGGTGCTAGAATAGTTCGTAGAGCAATAAAGCCCTAGAAGGACGCTCGAAACAAACGTAAGGAAGAATGAATGAAACAGACCATCGTATGCGACGCGGGAACCGCAAGCAGCGACGGGCGCACGTTGATATTCCTTGCCAACTCCGGTACGCGCATGACCAATGGCTACACGGTAGACCTTGCAACACTGCAAGCCCCCGTGAATGACGGCCAACTTAAGCTCGTAGCCGACCTGACCGAATCTGACAGGCTGACTTTGCCGCTACTGCTCGACCATATGCCGAGCATCACGGCGCAAGTCGGCATCATCGAGAAACTTTGGTTTGATGATGACGGATTAATGGCTCAGGCTCGACTAAGCGACAATGAGCAAGGCCAGAACGTACAACAGTTGGCAAGTGAAGGAATGCTAACGAACTCTTTCAGCATCACAATCGACTTCAATTCTGACCCCGACGAAAACGGTGTAATTCATAACGCCGAACTCGTCGAGATTAGCGTAGTCTATCGAGGTGCCGACAGTAAAGCCGTATTCCGTAGTCTAAACAATATCGAAGGAAAAATAATGGAACTCAAGAACAATCTTACCAAGGATGAAGCGCAATCCCTGATTGACCAGATCACGGACGCCATCAACGGGCTGACCGAAAACGATGACACGGATGATAAACCGGAAACCCCCGACCAATCCAATGACGTGGAAAACAGCAAGGGGGGTGACACTGTGGCTAACGGTCGAACCAACATCATCATCAACAGTGCTGGCAGTGCGCGCCAGTCTCTCGCCAAGACCACTGACCCACTGAAGGACTGGCTGAAGAGCGAGGACGCTACGAAGGCTTACGAGCAGGCATTGTGGCGCACCGATAATCAGGGCGTGCAGGGCTTCAAGGCCGCTTGGCGTGAGGAACTGGCACGCCACGCCTATGCCGACAATGCTTCTATTGATGAAGCTAGTGTTGGCAAGCTTGTGCCGACAAGCGTTATTACGGAGATTGAAGATGTTCTCAACAAGGCTAGCGAACTGTGGCCGCTGTATCGTAAGCTTGACGTGGACAGCTTCACCGTTGGCGCTCAGTTGGCAGGCTTGACCGATGATACTCGCGCTCACGGCTACAAGGTGGCTGACTATGGCACCTCGAAGCAGACGCAGAAGTTTAATCTTGTGGAACGTAAGCTTGCCGCCGATTTCGTGGTGAAGTATGCCGTGCTTAACAAGGGTGATATTCGCCGTACCGATAAGCCGGGCGCACTCGTGAAGTATCTGCTGGCCGAGATGCCGAACTATATTTTGCACGCTATCGACCGTCAGATTATTCTTGGCGGCTATACCGACCTTGATTTCTTCCGCTCCGTGCAGACCGATGCTAAGGACACTTCCAGCGAGTTCGCGGGGAAGAATTTCGTTCTGAGCGCGGCCGAGGGTACTCGTGCTAATCTCGTGCTTGATGTGGTCGGCCTTGCATCCAAGATTACCGCCACCGGTACTAAGGTGCTCGTACTCAGCCCGGACACTAAGATTGATATTATCACTGCCGCAGATGGCATTGGCCGTCCGCTCGTCGGCTATGGTAATGATAATCTCGCCGCCTACCTTGGCGTGGATAAGGTCATTACGCCGGACTGGTGGACTGATGCGGATGACGCTAAGACCCGCGCCGTGATTATCGTTCCTGAAGCCTATGGCGTGGTCGGTGATACCTCTATCAGCGCTTTCACTAATTTCGCTCTGAAGACTAATGAGAAGGAATACTTGTCTGAAATCTTCGCGGGTGGTGCTCTGACCAAGGTCAAGAGTGCCGGTGTGCTGACCCCGAAGGCTAGCGCCTGACAGGCAGACTAATGGGGGTAGGGTGCGATACTCTATCCCCCCTCATTAATAAGGATTTAAAGCATGACTAACATTTATGCTCACCTTGCGGACGGTGACGCGCCAAAGTCTCAGCATGTCACCGAAGTAAGCTTCGTGGACGAATCCGGCAAACACATTGATATTGGGGCGGGAGCTGGCGGTGGTATCGTGCAGGTAGCGCATGACAACAGTATTACCGGCGATGGTACCAGCACTAGCCCGCTCAAGGTGCGGTTGAATCATGCAACCGCGATGCTTGACAGTGGCAAAACCGTGTATCCCACCTTGATGAAGACGGCAAGCGGAACCGTGAATGGTATCGGCTTCAATGTTGGCGACGGTTTGAAGTCGTATAATACTGCTGATGATGATATTGGTTCCGGGGTCAAACTGGACGATAGTATCAGCGCCCAACTTGAGGATACGGAAACCACGTTGACGAATCTCCGCAAGCTTGCCAAGTTGCAGAGTGACGCGAAACTGGCGGACGTTATCACCACCGTGAACGCGATTCTTGACGCCATCAAGTCCAATGCGTAAACGGTAGAATGGTAGGGGTATCCCAATGTGGGGTGCCCCTTTTCGCATATTTGGAGGAAAAATGTCTTTTATCCCGATTGAGAATATTGGTGGCGATAATGCTCGGAAATGGTTGCCGACTATACTGCCCGCATTGCAGAAACTTTTATGTGGTGCGATGGTGTCGCAAGCTGCCGGAGTCAACCCAGCCATCGTGTGTGAAGATGGGCAAACAATTGTTCTCCCAGCATGGTATAGCAGTATCACCGGAGTGACGGTTAACGATAATCCAGTCGCATTCACATTCAACCCGACTGTGGGTGATATGGATTACACTACCGGCCAAGTCGAACAAATGTACGGCAACACGCTCACCCTCGAAACCAAGATTGAGCCGGGCACTGTCGTAACCGTAGCCGGAACATATGGTTTCGATACCATCCCGGCTAGTCTGCAAGCCGTGTTGTCAGGCATGGTCAGCGCAATGCAACGACATGCGGACGAAACGGATATTATCACTAGCAAGAGTATCGAAGACGTTAGCGTATCCTACCAACGGGACACCTCCACCGACACGCTCACTCAATCCATTCAACCATATCTAACCGTTATCAACATGTGGAGCCTCTGCGATAAGCCGTTAGGCGTGGGAGGTATCGCGACATCCAACACACTCCCAGTAGTGCCGTATTGGATTGGGGACGGTGATGGCCTTGGATTGTAATCCTTTTACCCTCTTCCCCGACCAAGTGGAAACAGTCGAGCTCTGGAAGTATGCGAGTAGTGAACGAAACAATAAGAAGCTAGCAGACGTACACGCGATAATCAAACGTTCCACCAACTCGGACGCGTTCGGAGACTATGGTGTACGTATTGCCACTCGCCGATTCCACCTGCAAGCCGAAGACATACCAACAGACCTACGCGACCCGGACATGTTGTTAGACCTGATAGTCAAAACAAAAAACCGGGCATTCAAAATCACTCAAGCAAGCCAAGGCGACGACATGACCATCGGGAAAACACGATTCATCACCGTCTACGCCCAACCATACGGAAGGAGCACCATATGAGCCTACGCGTCACAATCAATAAAAGCGTGTACGAGCAAGGCCGTCAAGCCATGCGCAATGGATTAGCCCACATGCTCACCGACATACACAAGGACGCTGTAACCAACGCTCCAATCGGCAAAGCACCCGAAGACAAACACCCCGGCTTGTTGAAAGACTCAGGACGTTTCAAACTCCAAGGCATGAAAGGCTATGTCGCCTTCGGTGGCGGCAGCGTCCCATACGCCAAACGACGAGAATACGAAAACCATCGCCACCCCGGCACAAGACTCTACCTACATCGTGCAGTAGCTAAAGCCCAAGCACACGCGGACAATTACTTCCAAAGGATACTAAAATGATTGAACTGGCAGTAGCATTAGACCTAGCAGAACACGGCTTCGGCACCTATGGGGAAACCATCTTCGTAAACGAGTCACCTATCCTCGATACGGGAGCAGTTAGCAGTAAGGATGGCATATGGATAACCTCAACCACAGTAAGCAACGGCAACGGGCATTACACTGACCAACTCACCATAAGCACCCGCTTCTACGATGTAATCCGACAAGGCGAATACCTCCTAAAACTCATGGAATACATCAACACCACACTCGTAGACCAATGCACGCTAAGCTGTCAACCCGAAAGCCCAATAGTCTATGACAAACTCACCATAAGCCCCGCAAGCAGTATAGACCTAGACGCGGTAGACAGTGAAGGACACTACGTGAAAAGCATCCACTTCACCATCACCTACCCACTCCCAGATTTAAGTGGGGTAAAAGTGATAAACTAGGAAGCAAGCAGAAAACGATAACCATTCTCAATAAGGAGTAACACAATATGGCTACCACAGACTACAGTCTAATCGGCAAGAAAACCGTATACATCGGGCAAGAAGAATTCGCACCCGAACTCGTCGGCTCCGATGGTATCACCATCACCCTCACCCCAAACACGGTGGACGTGGAAAGTCAAGCCGGAACTATTAGTATTCCTACCGGCACCTATAGCGAAATCAGCGCCACTATTCCACTCGTCATTCCAAACATGGCAGTGCTTGGCCGCATCTTCCCAAGTCTTGCTACTAAGGGCACGGCAGGCACCAAGGTTACTTTCGGCGCTGGAGAATGCTCCGCAATCACTAGCGAGCCTATCGTAATTCACAACACGTGCGATACGGATAGCACTAACGACGTGTATATCCCCGCCGCTCTAATCCAAAACGGTGGCGAGTTCACTATCGGTAGCACGAGTGACCCGGTGACTATCGAACTGAACGTTACCATGCTCCCGGACGAGAAGGGTTACGTTAACTTCGGCTGCTCCGACACTACCAAGCGCACCAAGTATGACCCGGAACAGCAGAAGTACGTTGACGTGGTGGACTCGGCAAAAGCCACCACCGTCCAGAAGTAAGGAGCCTAAACAATGTCTGAAATCGTCACTATCGATACTCGCGAACAGACCGAGGAACACACTTTCAAACTGATTACCTCCAATAATCCAGAAGGCACTGTGTTTACCGTAAATCCTATGGGTGCGGGCACGTATCTGAAGTTCATGGACAAGGTGAAAACCCTTCAAGTATTGAACGCTCAGGATATGAGTAGTAAGCAATTGTTGAAGATTCAAAACGACTTGTGCAATCTGCTCATCCCACTCGTCTCCCCGACCGACGAGTTTAAAACGTGGGCTGAGGAAGCGGAACAGAAATACCCGCTAGCATATCAGGCGGTTATGCGTCAGATTATGCGTTTCGTTTTCGGTAAAACGTATTTCTAATTGGGGGGTAGTCAATGACGGTGCATAAGGTCATTGACGATTTCACGCCGGAGCAGTTAGCGAAGCTTAAAGCCATGCGGCAGGCTGAGAGCAAGTCTAAGGCTTCGGCGTTTTTTCGTGATGATGAACTACTACTGGCCGAGTTCGGCAAATATTACGGTTGGCAGGCTGTCCGAGACGTGCTAGCTGACGAGGTGAGTTACGAGACTTTCATAGCCTTACTTAACGCGGGGCGGAGTCTCGCAATCCGTGACCGCATACTACACGTGAATGATATGTATGTTGCGTTTGGTGCGTCGCAAGCCAAAAAGGGAGACAAAGTGTTGAAACAATATGTGAAGCAATTAGAACGGGGGATGTGATATGGCGCAAGCGGGTGAGATTCGTTTCGATGCCGTTATTGACACTAGCGGCTACGAAAAAGGCGTCAAGGACATCCAGAACGCTACCGACGAGATTAAAGAATCAGCGGAGCAGGCGGACAAGGCCACCGAAGACGTTGGCAAGAACGGGGGTAAGAACGCGCCAAGTATTAAGGACGCGTTCAGTAAAACGTTCGACGGGATTAGTGACCTTGCGGACGGATTAGGTTTGAGTCTGCCTAGCAAGCTTGTGAAAGTCGCGAGTATTGGTGGCGCTCTTGCCGCTGTGGGTGGCGTGTTCAAAACCGGTATTGACTCGGCGATTAGTCAGATTGATGTGCAAGGCACTTTGGACGCCCAACTGGGTAAGGGTAGTGTGGCCGCTCAAAACGCTGGCAAGGTAGCTGGAGAACTCTACCGGCAAGGCTGGGGTGAGAGTTTGGAAGACGTGGCTAATGTCGCGTCTAACGTCAGTCAGGTAATTCGTGGCATTGGTGAGGGTGATTTAAACACTGTCACCAAGGCGACTGAAGTGTGGGCTCAAACGTTTGACGCGGACGCGGGTGAGAGCGTGCGTGGCGTAAAAGTCCTTATGGAAAAATTCGGTTTGAGCGCTCAGGATGCTACCGACCTTATGACCAAGGGTATGCAGGATGGTCTGAACTATACGGACGAACTCGCGGACAACCTGAGCGAGTATGGTGGCCGTTGGGCTGAAGCCGGAACGAGCGCGCAAGAATATTTCTCACTGCTTCAGGCTGGCGTGGATAGTGGAGCCTACCAACTGGACAAGGTAGGAGACTTCCTTAACGAATTCCTAACCTCTCTGACGGACGGGCGTATCGAGCAGAGTATTGGAGAGTTTTCGAAGGGGACTCAGGACGTTTTCAACAATTTCAAGAGTGGTAAGGACACTGCGGAAGACGTGTTGAATGCTGTTATCGGTGAAATGGGCACCATGACCGATAAAACCAAGGAAGCTAGTCTAGCGTCAACTTTATGGTCTAGTCTTGGTGAGGATAATGCGCTTGGCATGATTGAAGCTCTCGGCAATGTGCCGAATTCTTATGAGAATATTAAGGGCGCCACTGATGATGCGGCAGACAGTACGCAGTCTATCGGTCAACAGTGGGAAGCGTTCAAACGTACCATGAGTGGCACACTAGGTGACGCGTTCACACCATTTGTTAAGGGCTTCTTAGACGGTTTGACTGATATGACGAAGAAGTTTACCGACTTCGTTAATAACACTGATTGGAGTGGGTTAGCCAATATTCTGGGTAGTGTTGGTAGTGTTGTCGGCAAGGCGTTCGAAGCAGTCGGCAATTCAATCCAGCCAGCGCTTGACCTCCTGAAAGCATTTTCCGATTGGTTTAGTGCGAATAGTACGTGGATTGTTTCGGCACTTGTTGGTATCGGCGCCGGTTTTGCCGTGTTCAAGACAGCGCAAATCATTAGTAGCGTGGTCGGTTTTCTTCAGTCGTTCAGTCTTGCGGAAACTGCCGCCACAGTAGCGCAATGGTTGTTTAACGCGGCTATGGCGGCTAATCCGCTGGTGTTGGTTATCACGCTATTGGCGGCGCTTGTAGCTGGTTTGGTTTACTTTTTCACACAGACTGACGCGGGTAAACAAGCATGGCAGGACTTCTGCCAGACCATGCAAGACTTGTGGCAAAACCTTTGCGACTTCTTCCAAAACATTTGGGATAGCATCACCAAGTTTTTCACCGACGCCGGAACAAATATTACGAACGCGTGGAATTCCGTCACTGATTGGTTCAGCGGTATCCCCGGCAGAATCAAGGGATTCTTCAACGATATCGGCGCATGGTTCGGTAGCAAGTTCCAAGAAGCCAAGGACGCTATTGTGAACAGATTCAATGAGGCTATGGGCTTCATCACCGGTATCCCCGGGAGAATCAGGGATTGTTTCAATGGTGCGGTGAACTGGCTTAAGGATGCTGGCGGGAATATCGTTCGCGGCTTGTGGAATGGTATCAGTGACATGTTTAATTGGGTGCGTAATAATATTCTTGGCTTCGGTAAGAATATCGTCAAGTGGGCTAAGCAGGCGTTGGGTATTCATTCCCCGTCGCGAGTCATGGCTGAAGAGGTTGGTAAGTATATTCCGTCTGGTATTGAAATGGGTATCAAGGCTAACACTAGTGGTTTGATGGACTCGTTGGACTCGTTGAGTTTGGATATGGTTGACGCTGTTAAGGTGCCGACTACTACTACTGGCTCACTGCCAGTGTTTGATAGTTCTGCTAGTGGTGTCACGTCCGTTATGCCGTCTACTAATATTGTAATTGAACATATGCAGGTGCGTTCGGATAATGATATTCGTCTTATCGCGCAGGAGTTGAATCGTTTGCAACGTCGTGACTTGAAGAGGGTGTGAAATTGAGAATCGTTTTCAATAACACTGATTTGGCTACCGTCCTACCTGATACCGTGCTTTATATTGGTAACGTTACGGGGCGTGAGTTCGTAAGCCCGGACGTTACCACGGTAGCATACAAGGGCGCGCACGGTAGCCGATTCGTAGGCAATCGTTATCCCGCGCGTGATATTCAAGTGGAAGTAACCGTTATCGGCTACTGCTTTCAGATGATGCCAACGTATGCGTCTAAGCTTATGAGTGTGCTTGCTACCGACGTTCCAGCTAGTCTGTCTTTCAGTGACCAAGAGGGCACGTATCAGGCTATCGTTAGTGCGATTGACTTGGAAGAGCATGAGACTTACGCGAGTGGTACTATCACGTTCACGTGTCCTGACCCGTTCCGTTATGGTGTCGTGTATGATATTGATTTCGACACGCTCCCGACTGACACGTTGCATACTAATTACAATGTGGAACCGGTTTTTAATCTTGTGGTGAATAAGCCCGCCAACAGTTTCAGTATGAATGTTAACGGCGACGTGCTCACTTTGGATATGCAAGTCGCTCAGGGTGACGTGATAGTGGTCAACAGTGAGACGCGTACCGTCACCGTCAATAACAAGTTGACAGTGTTGGAAACGTCAGGCACGTTCCCGAAATTAAGGCAGTCGGGGAACACGGTTAGGTTCTACCCTGACTGTGGCGGTAATGGTTCGTATACTGCGAGGTGGCTGTGATGCTGGCAGAAGACACTATCACCCTTGTGGGATTGCAGGGGCATGAACTTCGTACGCTCAGCCCGCGCGCTGAGTGGACGTTCGACCAACGTTCCGATTCCACTAATCAGCTCACCGTCACCGTTGGCACGGATGAAGCAACCGACGTTGTGGGTGACATGGAGCTATTATTCCAGCACCGTCGGTTCGTCATTAACGAAGTGAACCGTATGCGCGACACGGAGACGTGTGAGATTATCGCGGATGAAGCGCAGGCTGAAATGGCTTCAATCGAGGTTGAGTCATTCCAAGTTGAGAAGGCGAAGTTGAGTGCGGCAGTCACGCAATTGCTTTCCAACACGTTGTGGACTGTTGGTACCATCGAGGATGATACGCGCACGATTTATGCTGACCTGCAAGGCAAGAAGGTCACGGAATTGTTGACGTGGTTGGCTAATCAGTCTAACCAAGTGTTATCGTTCGATTCCGCGCATCGTAAAGTTTCGTTTATCAAACGGGATATGACGCCTTCCGGTGTCGTGTTTAATTATGATGTCAACATGTCCAATCTTAAGAAGACTGAGACGCCGCCGACTTGCACGGTATTGCATCCTATCGGCGCCAACGGGCTGACTGTGGCGAACGTGAATCACGGAAGTGAGTTGGTGGAGGACTTCGGCTGGTACACGTCTTTGGGCATGAGTGAGAATGAGGCACGCGCCCGATTCACAAAACGGCAGGAATGGCAGGACGAACGTTACACCGTCGTACAGAATCTACTGGATGACGCGAGGAAGAAACTCTCCGTGTCCGCCTATCCGACGCTATCTTACGATTTAACAGCTGTTGACGGTATCAGCGATTTACGTTTGGGTCAGCAAGCGTACGTTTGGGATAATGTGCTTGACGTGCGCGTGTTGACCACTGTCAGTGTTATCCACACGTCCAGCGTGCATGATGACGATAGTGTGACATTGGATTACGTGCCACCATCCTTTACGATTGCGACCGATGATACTACCGGCGACACAACGTCAACGACGGAGGCTAGCGTATTCCAAGCATTCAACGACACGGAATATACGCTAGGTGATACGGTCACACGCGTACTACCCTTAAGCATCAATGTTTACTCGGATACCATGCTTGAGTGCAATCTATGTCTAACAGTCAAAACCACGACTGCCGGACTGCTCGAAGGATATTTCCTTCTGAACGGTGAAAAGGCGGGGCCGCGAATCATGCAGACATGCGCGGAAGGGTATGTCACTATCGGCCTTCCGTTCTTGATCACGAACGTGAGCAGTAATGACCAGACAACGCTTGACTTGTATCTTAAGCATGGTGGTGCTGGTAGTCTCGCTATCAATGACGCGCAAATCTATATTTCAGCTAAGGGTGCGTATGGTGGTATCACTAACGAACGTCCTGACCGGCGCGTGGTTGACGCTGTGGAACGTTTTAAACGCGAATGGCGTAACGTTGAGGATACGACGTCTGTCATGTTCCCGGAACGCAACGACACTACTGTTGCGGAAACTGTGGAACGGTTCAAGACGGAATGGCGTGAAACTGAAGACGTTGTTAATCCGATTGTGTGGCTTGAGGATAAGACGCTCACAATCACTAACGCCGAGGATGATACCGTGTTTACGCTTATTCTGCCGGACAAGAGTCAACGTGAAATGTCTGCTGTTGTTGACGGGGCTACAATGTTTGACTTGAGTACGCTTGGTTTGACTGGTTCGACTAAAATTATAGTAAAGGAACTTGACGTGAGTGTCACGGTGACGCTTTGAAAGTGAGGGGAAATATTTTGAACGAGTCAGTGGAACGGTTGAATATCATGACGCACGTGAAAGGTCACGTGGCCGTGGATGTGATGGAGGACGGGCGGATTGTAGACCATGCGGAGCATGATAATTATGTTAGCCCGTTCGTTTATGACGCGTTACGCAAGTATGTCAACGCATCTTTTATGATGTTGCATGATGGGACGAACTTGTATCATGATGGTTCTGATTTTCCACAGCACGCGCTTAATAGTGCGTTTATCCTGACCGACTACGCGGGGCCTGTAAACACTCGGGAACGTGTGATTCACGGCACTCCACTGAGTTACGGTTATCATCAATACGTTTCGAATAATGTTAACGAGTGTAGCTTCAACCAAGACGAATCATATCGCAAGGCGAATTCTTTGCGTTTCGTGTTTGATTTTTCAACCTCGCAAGGGAACGGCACTTTCCAAAGTATTTATAGTGGCCCATCCGTAGATAATCCAAGTTATAAGGCTGGATACCAACTTTTGACAGGTTTCAATGTTCGTTGGCAAGTGACTTACTGTGATGGCAAGATTTACACACCGGACACTGATAGGATTATCGCCTTTACGGTTGATGATTGGATTACACGACTTAACGGGGATACGTGGAATAGGCAAGCCATACAAGTATCTGGTGCCGGTTTGAATGATAAGACAAGTTTAACCGCGTATAATCATTCCATTTATTGGGTTAAAGGTCAGTCTATTTGCAGTGCGCCGGTGTCTGACCTGACTGACGTGACAACGCACAATATTGGAGATTATTGTCGAGCGATTTCTTACTCCGCTATTCGTGACTCGTTTTTCATCATTATTTCAAACACCGAGGTGCGAGAATATTCAACCTCGTTCGAGCTTAAAAAAACTTTCACCGGCAATTATGCTTATAATATTTCTGCCATGCCTGAGGAAAACAGTGTCCTAATCGGTAATCGCGTATATGATATTGACGATAATGCTAACGCGTTGAAACCATGCGCACGATGGGAGGCATCCTCACCGTTTGACTGCATGACGTTCATAGGCGATTTCGCTCTAGCCTATGGCGGCGATTACGCGCATACTGGGTTGTATCTTGGCACCCAGTATTTCAGCCGTGCCCGATTGGATAAGCCGGTGACGAAGAACAGCAGGCAGACGATGAAAATCACTTACGATTTCAACATGCCCCCGATTGATTGGGAGCATTGATGGAGACGGCATTATTATGCGCCATCCTCGGCAGTCAGACGGTGACTATTCTCGTGCAATGGGTGTTAAGCAAAATCGATGCGAAACGCAACCCGTTACGCGAGGGTGTGAAAGAACTCTTGTTCTGCAAACTGAAACAGTTTGACGAACAGCGGGAGCATAACGGGTTCATGCCCATCGCGGACAAGGAAACTGTTGAACGCGTCTACACCGCCTACCATGCTTTAGGTGGTAATGGTGTTGGCACTGAGATAACTAACAAGATTCGTACTTGCGCAAGCAGTAGGGGGGGAAAATGAAACAAAAGCCGAAACATAAGCGGTTTAAGCGGAGCATGGTCAGGCCGGTTGCCGGTTTGGCGTTGAGTGCGACTATTATGCTTTCGCCTAGCGTGGCGTTGGCGAACATGAATGGTGTGGATGTGAGCGGTTGGCAACCCGCGAACATCACGCGCACTATTCCTGCTGATTTCGCTATCGTCAAGGCCACCGAGGGTGTGGACTTCACTAACACTTCGTGGGTTAGTCAGATTACTGGCGCTATCGAAACTGGCAAGATTCATGGGTTGTACCATTATGCGAATGGTGGCAGTGCGATTGCGGAAGCCGACTATTTCGTTAACACTATCGGCTCGTATGTTGGTCGTTCCATGCTCGTGCTTGATTGGGAGAGCTACCGTAACGCGTCGTGGGGTAATGGCGGTTGGGTTCGCGATTGGGTGAATCGCGTGCATGACCGGACTAGTGTCTGGCCTGTGGTTTATGTGCAAGCGTCTGCCGTGTGGCAGATTCCGCAAGACGTGCGCCAACATTGTATGCTGTGGAAGGCACAGTATGCGAGCAATGCCGTCACTGGCTATCAGTCTCAGCCGTGGAATGCTGGCAGTGCAGGTGAGGGCATGTTGCAATACACGTCTCACGGTATGTTGAATGGGTATGGTGGGTTCCTTGACCTTGACTTGTTCTTCGGTGATAAAACCGCTTGGGGTCGGATTGCTTGCGGTGAACGTAGTGGGTGCGTGCCGAACTCGTTCGCGAATACTGGCACCACTACCACTGTCAGGCATGATACGCCGAACACTACGTCTAATGGCGATGTGAATCAGATGGCGGACGACGTTATCGCAGGCAGATACGGTAATGGCGCGACACGCAAGGCTTTACTGGGCGGCTATTATGATTCGGTCATGAGGATTGTGAATAATCGTTTGGGATGCGGCACGGCTCAATCCTCTGCGCAATGCGTTTACGTCCAGTCTGGTGACACGTTGAGTTCGATTGCCTCCCGTTATGGTGGCAGTTGGAATGAGTGGACGGGCTACCGTTCCGGGAATCCGAACATTATTTATGCTGGTGAGCGTGTTTGCCGTCGCAGTTCTAGCGTTTCCACTGGGGGAGCACGTCGTTATACTGTGCGGTCTGGTGACACGTTGAGCGGTATCGCGTCACGATATAAGATTAACGTGAGTCAGATTAAGGGCTATCGTTCAGGCAATCCTAACGTGATTTACCCGGGTGAAACCTTGTATTGGTGATTGGAGTAAATTATGGACATTACTCAGGCTGAGACTATCGCGGTTGCTATCGTCGGTTTGGTTGCTCCCGTGTTCGTGCAGGTTGTTAAACCTATTCTGCCGGATAACATGACCGCCTTGTTTAGTCTCGCGGTCAGTATTGTGTTGGGCATGTTGGCTATCGCGGCGGCGGGCGGTTTTAATCACGGTTATACGTGGGGTGTACTGCTTGTTGCTGTGGTGGGTGTCTCGCAGACGGTTTACACTGCTGTCAATCAGGTGATGGGCGGCAAACTTGGTAAAACGTTCGTTGACGAAAATAAGTTGGCCTAGTATAATGTGAAGTGCTGAAAGTTTTGGCGATTGACTTTTAGTGCTGTCATTGATAAAGCCGCACGGGTTCATCTTTTTCCCCGTGCGGCTTCTCCTTTTTAAATGGTTTTCAACCCGTTCCAAGTTTGCACTGGAATGTTTTCAGGCCTGGCGAAACCTGACACGATTAATCCCAGTCGTTCGGCTTCCTTCACATTCTCATGTACCCACCCGTGGCAACCGGTTGTGCCTGACCCGCAGAGGGTTATGAGGTTTGGACTGGAATGCATTTCAGCGTATGGGTGCGAGCGTAGTCTACGGTGGTGGATGGAGTAGCCGAATGGTGTGTATCTCACGTCCCGCCCGCATCTCACGCACCGGTAGTGGTCGCGTTCCAACACGAGTTGACGTGTTTCTTCGGTCGGGTTTTTCTCTTTTGGCTTGCCTTCTTTCGCTAGCATTATTTCTCCGATTGCTCCACGCAAAACTCTGCCAATTGGGCGAGTACAGTTCCAAACATGACGTAGCTGTCCTTGCTGAGGGTTGCGGCTTCCCCAATCGTGTAGGTTTGGTTTTCCTTATTGGTGGTGTAGCGTAGTTTTTCTTCCACCATTGAGTCGGCTAGTTCAACGCTGACATGCACGATAAATTCTGGCATGTTTTTCATTTTGTTTCCTCCCTTGGTTGGAATAATACGACTTGTTCGCCTTCATCATCAAAAATGGTTGCGGGTTCTCCGTGTTCCACTGTTTTTCTTGCCACGGCTACGGCTTGGCTGAATGTGACGCATACATAATCGACACCGTTGAATCTTACTGTATACATGTTTTATTCCTTTCGTTAGTTGTGTCCCGCCCTTGCGGGCGGGGCGGTTGTTTAAAGATATTTTATTTCTGCCTCGTAGACTGCGCACTGGTCTAATCCTTGATGCCATGTGAAATCGTCTACAAGACAGACTCGGCCGAACGTGAAATCTTCGTCGCGCTTGAGGATGTTGCGCATGTTTGCCAATTGGTTTTTAAATTCCACTGCTTCGCTGTGGAAATCGTAGACTTCTCCGGTTTCTTTTATTACGAGACGTTGTGTGCAGATGCGATAGCTGAGGTAGATGATTGCGGTGGTCATTTTGGTTTGTCCTTTCTTGTTTGGTTGGTAATTACATAATACACCACTTGGTTATGCGACACGCCGACGTTCGACAAACACGCCCCAGCACATAGGAATTTTCAACGGAACCAACCGGGACACGCGATAGTCAGCGCCATAACGCACTTCAGCAAGCCGAGCAATAACCGCGTGCGCTCTCTCCCTTGCTTCGGCAACCCGCTTGTCATAGCCACGCTTGCGCTTCTGCCAACCGTCGCTAGTCCTCTCATACACCTCCCATACGACACCGTTTTCCGAATAATGAGACTGCACGCGATAATCGTAAGCGTCAACGTTCCTATATTTCACCATATCCCCCTTTTTAGTACATTTCCGCGATGTGTCGAGTGAACGCGCATACGCTGACTGCCGTCATATAGCCGCGTAATCCCGTCTTCCTCGCCATGAGAAGCCACACGGGGAAAGTGATGAAGGGTGCGAGACACCAGCCGCACGTGGCGAGATTCTGTAGACTTTTCGCCTGAGCCCTGCGGCTGACCCACCTGCGCTTTTCATTCATGCGCGCATGCTCATCCTTTGATAATTCCTCGTAATGGTCTGCTACGCTTCGGCACGCTTCTTTCCACTGTTCCCGTATCGTCAGCAGACGTAGGCCGTATCCGTCAGTGAGTTGAGCACAAGCGTTGAGGTATCCGGCGACTAGTCCGGCCTGTACTGCCTTGTTCATTTCTTTGCTCCTTTACGGTAGACGTAGAGTGCCGCCAACATGCACGCGACACCGATAATATTAATTAAGTTCATGTTTTCGTTCGCGGATAGCACGATTCCGAAGAGAAAGAGTATCGCTACGAATCCGTCGTTTTTATTCATTGTAGATTCCTTTCATTAGTGGTGCCCCGCCCTTGCGGGCGGGGCGGTATGGGTTACTTGGTGTGGGCTTCGTACTGCCTATTGAACCATTCAGTATATTCTTCACGGTTTTTGAATTCGTGCTGTTCGCTCTTGGCTCCGAATACTGCACTGCCCTTGTGGGGTTCGTTCCATATTTCCAGTACTGAGACGCTGTGGTCTTCATTGGTGTTGACGACGATGCAGTAACCGTTGATGTTGTGGAATTCGGTGTTCATTTTGTTGTCCTTTCGTTTGTTGGTAATTACATAATACAATAGTTTGGGTTACGACACGCCGGGAAACAAAAAAAGGGAACCCACGAAATTCTTCGTAGATTCCCTAAACGTCAACGACTGCAATACGCTAAGCACTGCACCTCAAGCGCATCTACATGACGGTAGCACACTCCATCAAACACGAAAAAAGGCGCGGTAGAATACTTGTGAGCCTTGCGCAAAGTCCAGTAACGGCTGTTACCCGGCTGAACTACCATGAGAGCAACCATAACGCCCGTTTTCTTCTTGATTCGCACCGTCATTTTTCGTAGTCCGTCAATCAATTCCCGGTGCTTGCATCCCGCGCAATCATCGAAAACCGCGTAAATGACACGTCTTGAAATGCTCACCAATCCACACCTCCCAGTTTTTGCAGTCCGTCAATGAGTGCCAATGTCTGCAATTCCTTTGTCTCCTGCGCTTCGATTTCACTTGCAACGCTCTGCCGTTCGACCGCGAACACCTCATGTTGCAGACTGCCATACACCCTATCATCTAACATGGTGAAATACACCGTGTGCAAGTCAGGGTTGACGACAAAATACTGAAGCACTTGAGACTGATACTGCTCCGGAATGAAGTCGAACTCCCGACGCGTTTCCAGAATCTCCGGGAACAACTTGAGGGCCAACGACTGCAATTCATTCCGCTGACTATTCGGAGTTTCCGAATAGTTGAGCATCTGGTATACGCGGAATGGAACAACCGTTTGAAGATGGTATTTCGTTCCCAGACTTTTCGCTTCGAACGCGAACGTGGGATTATGTTCCAGCCCGTTAAAGATTCGCGGTTTGGCGTGAGCGTCAGGACTGACCGCAATTCGGTCATCCACGTCACTCACCCACATTCCCGTGTCAAACTCAACTACGTCAGGCGAAATATCGAATTTTTCGCACGCCATCATGATATTAGTGTTTTCCAAACGGTGACCGCGTTCCATTGGCGGTTCCCCGTCCGGCTGTTCCGCAATCATATCAGCGAGGAACTGCCAAAAATCAAGGTTGACTTTCAACCGTTCGTTATCTCGTTTGGCTTGCCGTGCCTTCTCTCGGTATTCTTCGGCCTTTTCCTCTGTCTTTGCCTTGTCTGCCATGGCTTCGAGTTTGGCTACGTCCTTTTGGGCGTAATGTTCGAGCGCGAGCGTCCCGGCTTTGGTGCCCGTGATTTTACCAATTCGCGCGTCCAACCATGCTTCAGTGTCCTGCGCTTGAGAAACGTTCAGAATCTTCATTTTAGTTTTCCTTTCTTACCGGTAATCCGTTTTCCGTTGTTGCGAGCATGTATGCTTTCAGTAGTGTGTCCGCTATTTTTTGCCGTCGTGCGGGCGGGATGCGTCTGAGTTTGGTTTCCCAATGCGCGACTTGGCATTGGCGTACACCGTACATTTTTGCCATTTCACGCTGGCTGATGCCGAACGCGTTGCGCAAATATTTCAACAATTCGCTATCGTCCAAAGAGTCAAGATAAGTATTTCGACTGTTGACGGTGCGGAGATTGTTTTCATTGTCGAGCGTGAATAGATTGCCGTTTTTTGACTGGATAAGGTAGGCGTAAACGTCTTCCTTGATTCGGTATTCTCGCTCTCCGGCGACGGTTTTGAATGTGATGGGCATGGCTCCCGGCCATAGTGTGAGTCTCATTTATCCTCTCTCTCACGCAATCTCTTCATCATAGAAGACGTATGCGATTCCGTTGACAATGTTGAACTGCCCTCGCACAACGTTTTTGTGAATTGTCGGTTTGATTTCAGCCAAGTAGAGCAAGTCTAGTGCGTCCTCTCTGGAATTTGGGTAGATTGCGATTGTCTGCGTGTAGTCTTTTAATTCAATGTCTGGTGAGTCTTCAGCCACTTCGTCAAGCTGGTCTAGCGTCTCTTTGAGGAACTTGACGTATTGAGCAAGGGTTATTGTATCTTTCATTATTGTTCCTTTCATTAGATGGTGCCCCGCCCTTGCGGACGGGGCTGTGGTTTGGTTTAGAGTGCGTGTTCCTTGAGCAGTTCGGTGAACTCGTCGGGGGCTACCTGCTCATAATCGGTGTAGCCGTTCATGTCGCAGATGTCGCGGAGGTCTTTCGCGGCTCCGTAGGTGTCCCAATTGCCGTCATCCTGTCCGCTGTTTTCAAGGTAGCTGATGATGTAGGTTTCTGCTGTGCTGAGGTTGATTTCCATTTTGTTTGTCCTTTCTTTGTTTGGTAATTACATAATACAACAGTTTTGGTTACGACACGCCGGACTAGAGATAATCCATGACAACGAAACCAATACCCGCCAAACCAATAAGGATGTTAGCCAATGCGAGAAGAATCATAAGACTATCCTCGTATTGAAACGCCACTACCAAAACAACAGCGGCCACAATCGTAAGCACTAAGAAGCCGCAGAATATAGCAACCTTTTTCACTTATTGCCACCCTTGTTGATAGCCTGACGCAGGAGCATAACGTCATGCTCGGTCAAGTCCTGAGGCTTACGCACCTCATGGCCGAACTGTGATGCCAGAGCGCTGACGTAGAAGCCCAGATTTGTTCCAGCGGCCTGAGCTATGTCGTTAAGTTCGTTGACTTCTTGTGCCGTGGCCTTACGTGGTTGCTTTGGGGTGGAATAGTCGCGCATGGCGGCACCGTCGTCGTCCTTGTCGGGGAAGATGCCAAGGGCGGCGTAGAGGGAGTAGCGTCGCGCGTAGGTTACTGCGGAGCCGATTGCCTGAGGGTCGGGTACCACAATGAATGGATAGTCGCCCACGTTCAGGGTTTTTTCAGCGTCGAAAATGATTGTTTCTACAGTACCGTAGCTCACTTTCTCGCCTACCGCGCCCATGCGCACCACCTGCCGGAAGGCTAACTCATACTTGGCGAAAATAGGCTTGATGGTTTTGAGAATGGTGGAGAGATTAAGATACTTGTAGATGCGTTGTCCAGCGTTGGCTGTCAGGTCGGTGACGAAGTTGGGGACTTCGTTGAGGACTGCCATATATTTTTCTTCGAGTTTCATTATTGTTTCCTTTCATTAATGGGGCCCCGCCCGCGTGGGCGGGGCTGGATGTCGTTTATAATGCGTTTTCTGGGAGGTTGTCGAGGTAGTCTATTGCATCGTACATTCCTTCGGTGGTGTATGGGAAAAGCTTCTCATAGCAGTGACTAGAATAGTGTTGGCCGCGCTTGCGGTAATCCCTGCGAAGTTCTTCGTCGGTCTTGGCGACTTCCCAGTGAACGCGAATTACTCGATGTATGTTTCCCTTGCGGGTAGTGTACACGTCAAGGTTTTTAGTGATGTAGAGCTTCTTCTTGGTGCCCATCATGTTATCGAAGATTTCGAAGAGGTTGAAGCGGAGGTTTTCGGTGGTCATTTTGGTTTGTCCTTTCTTGGTTGGTAATTACATAATACATCATTGTTGAGTGCGACACGCCGAACTAGGCAGAATCTCACCCAAACGACTCAACCCACGCGCGCTATCAAGCCCACGGAACCGTTTAGCGGACTGTGCGGCTTCATCGAGACTACGCCCGCTCAACCGATTCCGCCGATACTCCCAACTCGCCTCACCCTCAATGCCCAGTGCGCGCATTTCACGCGTAATGTCGGCTTCGGAAGGCTTATGGTCACGTTTCCACTTGGCCCAAAAGCTGTTAACGTCGGCGGGCATGAGATACGGCCGCTTCTTCGCATATTCCGGGCTTGCGAAAAATTGGCGTATGGCTTCTTTCGCCACGTCCAATCGCATGTCAGTGGCTAACGCTTCCATCCATGCGGCCACCTGCATATCGGTCACAAGACGGTTATCAAAGGCGCTGGCATAAGTTAGTAGTGCTTGCACTTGCAGTTTATTCATTTCTCGATTCCTTGAATTCAAGTTGCATTAATTTCACGACTTTCAACATGCCGTCCAAGTCACTTTTTCTAAGGTACAGCCAGAAGAGACCTTCCGCATAGGTGGTGGCTTGGCGGGCAAGGTCTAACATGTTGTCCATGTAGAGACAGCACTTACCCACTTGCGTGAGGTTGTGCGCGTCCAATGGTTTGCCATCGATTTACAAGCGGCATTTCTCGCCATTGTCGATAGCCCTCTGTAGATACCATTCTGCTTTCTGCAAGTCTTCGAGGGGGCGCCCCTTGGCTCGGTATCGCCACACGTATTTTATCGCGTTGCCTACGCAAAAGCTGTGATATTGCGCGACTTCGATGCATTCGCAAGGCTTCGTGTTGTCGGTGTAGTGTGCTGGATGATTAACGTTGTCCATGATTGCTTCCTTTCAAAATTGCGGTGTGATTGAGTCCAGAAAATCGTCAAGGTAAAGAATGAAGTCTTCTTGTGTTGAGTCGTGAAGTTGTGGCTGATAATCCGCGTGTAACCATTGAATGCCACTGGACATTTTCATCCACTTAATACCGGCAAGATACACGAGTATCGTATTGTGGACTTTATCAATCGTCCAGTCTGCTGGGGCTACTACGTCCATCATGTAGCTTTTGGATTGTGCTCCGCTTCTCTGCCGGTTTTCTAAGCCTTTCCAAGCTAATATCCATACTCTGTAGCGTGCTATTTTTTTGTTGTCTTGTACGGTTAACGCTGTTTCGAAGATTGCCGTATCTTCTTGTTTGACACAGATTGCGACGGAATGCATGTCGTATGGGGGTATATCGTTGAATAGTGTCAGCATTTTATTTTCCTTTCATTGGGTGCCCCGCTCTTGCGTGCGGGGCTAGTATAAGTATTTTCAGGCTTTGCGTTCGTAGACTTCCACATTGTAGCCGCCATCGGTGGTGTAATCAGGCTTGAATTTGCCGAGTCTGTATCCTCGTTTAAGCATTTCAAGTCTGAGGGTGAACAGAATACCGCCAGTCCGGTTAAGATTCTTAATGTCGAAGTTGATGCCGTGGTCAACGTTGCGGACGTATGCGGTGGCGTTTTCTTCGTCGATAATGACGTATGCGTCGCAGATATATTCGCCTTGATTGTACGGTTGCAGTTTAACCATTTTGGGTTCCTTTCTTATCGGTTGGTAATTACATAATACATCATTGTTGAGTGCGACACGCCGGGAAAAGAAAATGCCCGCCGAAATAAATCAGCGGGCATAAATGAGAACCGTTATCACTAAGCGAACTTGACTGGCACTAGCGGGAACGCATCAGCACCAAGAGTAGACACAACAAGTGGCCATGTGACATGCAACGCGGATAACCCATCACTCCAAACACGTGCGATAGGCACAGTTTCAAACTGTCCGTCCTCAACGGTTGGGCGTCGCACACTCCAATCGCAAGCCCCGTCACGGTAGAGCAGTGTGCCGGTTTGGGTGAGGTAGTAGCCGTCTTCTGTGGGCATTTCCTCGATTGCTTTCATGTTTTCCGGGAAACGATAATTGAGAGCGGCTTGCAATGCTTTCATTTCGTTTTCATCCCGGAATCTTAGCACCACCTTCCATCCGTCTTCCGTTGTAGTGGCGGCCAAGTCTCGCAATGAGTTGATAACAATGCTTTCAGGATTGGTGTACGCTGTTACTTTAATCATTTTTGTCCTTTCACTTATAAATCGGGGTTACACTCACATGAGTTAGCGGGAATGCTTTGGCGCCAAGCTTCTTGACTATCTTGAGCCAATCGGTCTCGTAATCCTCTTCGTTTTCTCCTAACACGTTCACTTGCGACGGGTGAGTGCATGGCTCCCCGTTATAGAATGCTCTGATACTCCAATCGCCTTCCGTATCCCTATATAGGAGCATCCCGGTACAAGTAAGATATAAGCCGTCTTCTTCTGGTTCCTTGAACTTACCTGCAAGCCTGATGTTTTCCGGGAATGTTTTATTTAATTCGTCTTGGAGTGCCATTAAATCTTCCGTTGAATAAAACTCAACATCTAGCCACTTTGTAGGCTGTGAGTTCAGATTTTCGTTTATAGTCGCCGCTTTGACACCCTCGACGCGGAGGATGTTGACGCCATTCTCGTAAGCGTGACGGGATACTGTGATACTCATTTTTGTCCTTTCATTCTGAAAATGGGGTAATGTTTACACGAGTTAGTGGTAGTGCAACTTTAGTTAATTTTTCGATGACATTTTGCCATTTCTCGTTGATTAAATGTAAGTGGGTTGGGTCCCATGCCAAGTATGGTGTAGTTGAGTCTTTGAACCGTATGACGCTCCACCCCCATTCGTCTTTTAAGAGCAGTATTCCAGTTTGCGAGAGGTAATATCCTTCTTCTTTTGGTTCCCTGAAGTTTTCGTTTATTATGACGTTTTCGGGGAAAAGATTATTTAACTTGTTTTGAAATTCTTTTAAATCGTCCAAGCTGCTGAATTGCACTCGCACGAGGTTCGTGGAATTGCCTTTTCCTCGTTTTGCCCCGAAAATGGTCAGTGTTTCGCAGTCTGCGAATGATTGGTGTTTTACTTCTATTGGCATTTCATGTCCCTTTCGTTTGTTGGTTGTTTTACATTATCGATTATACATGATTACGGACGCGACACGCCGGACTCAATCTGAAAGCCGAAGAGGTCAGTTTGCGACTGCATCGCTTGGGCTAGATTCTGCATATTCCGTTCCGCGTTCGTGGCGGGCTTGCGTGCTCGCGGAGGGTCTGGACGGTATTCGTCGTTCCATCTTTCCCCGTTGAGCCATGTGGCGAAATTTGGAATAAATCTGGTTTCCGTGTTGGCGCACTGCGCGGCGAATGCTTGCACCTTGGCCATGAGGAAGGCACTGTTTATACCTACTTTGGCTTTACGCCATGCCTTGTATGCGGCCATCTTGGCCACATGCTTCGGGTAGATTGTCCACAGTTGCTCGAATGCGTTCGGGTATTCCTCGCGCTTACGTGGCGCGGGTTCTACCGGTGCGAGTTCGCGTGCGGGTTCTACCGTGGTAGGCGATTCTGGAGCTTGGTAAAACGTTTTATCAAGCGTATCAGGCTCAGAATGGCGCTTCACATTGTCTACGTCCATTGTGACGTGATACACATTGCTCGACGCCCCGCCATTATCAAGCTTGCGACGTCTTTTGACTATAAGCCCCTTATCCTCCAAGCTTTTAAGAGCTTTGAGTACGGTTGGTTTGCTTAGCAATGATTCGGCGCATAGTGTGGCGAGAGACGGGAAGCATTCGCCGCTATCGTTTGTGTGGTCGGCTAATACGAGATATACGAGCTTTTCATTAGCAGTCTCGAAGTACTCCCCTCTGATAACCCAGTGGCGTACTGCCATAAATCCATAATCACTCATAGCTCACATTGTACATCAATTACCATAATCGCGCAACTTCTTTGTTTGTTTCTTTTCTTAATTGGTTATTCTTCAATGGTTATTCTTAGTGTAAAGCTACTTTACAGAGGGTGTAAAGCTACTTTACAGAGGGTGTAAAGCTACTTTACAGAGGGTGTAAAGCTACTTTACAGAGGGTGTAAAGCTACTTTACAGAGGGTGTAAAAATATAACACTTTGCAAAAGTTGCATATTATGACATTATGTGATATAGTTAGCGATATGAAATATTTAAGTGTGACAGAATACGCCGAACGGTACAAGCTCGGCAGAGCTACAGTACGACGTTGGGCGCACAATGGGCAAATTGAATGCAAGCGAGTTGGTCGGCAATTCCGCATCCCAGAAAATGCATTACCAAGAGTTCGGGGGTATGAGCCAAGTGAGTAGGCTATCCGCCGAAGGTGAGATTGAATGCGCGTTGAAAGCGCACATCACCCAGATGCAGGATTATGACCTTGCCCCACTGCAAGAGCAAATAGAAGCATACCGCAGACCAAAACGGAAGCGCCCACTAACCGCTCAACAACGCGAGCTTGAACGGGCACGTAAACGCCGATACTATCAAGCCCACCGTGAGGAACGGTTACTGCATGACCGCGAACAATACGCGAGAATCAAAAAAGAATATCCCAGAAAATACGAGGAACGCTTAGCGCAGATACGCGAATACAAGCGTTCGAAACGATTGGAGCAAAACAAATGAACGACCCTATTCTGCTGATTGAACACGGTAGGCTTACCGGCGAGCCTGAATTGAAGACGACGAAGACGGGTAAGCAGATTCTGCAATTCACCGTGGCCGGTAATGGCTCGCATAAGGATAAGCAGACCGGCCAATATGTCGATGACTGCCAGATTTTTATCCGCTGTACCGAGTGGGATATTAACCGCGCGCAAGCCTTGCAAAAGGTATTGCACAAGGGTAGTGAGGTGCGTTTGGAGACCGCTTTCAATTACACTTGCGCGACGGATAATAACGGACAGCCGCGCGTGTATTTCGATGCTCGATTCCCGAAGATTACCGTGTATCCGCCCCGTCCGCCGAAGCCTCAGCAACAGCAGACGGCTAATAGTCCGTCCAATTTCGACGATTTCGGCAATAGTGACGCTTGGGGTGAAACCGCATTTTGAAAACCAAAACGTTAACGTTTAACGCGTATGGCATGACTCCCGCACCTAAAGGTAGTTACCGGTTCATGCGGGGGCACGCCATCCCCATGAGTAAGCGTGAGAAGCCGTGGCGTAACCTCGTTGCTGATAATGCGCGTATTGCAATGAATCGGGAACAGTTCACCCAGTTTGCCAAGGATGTTCCCGTGTCGGTGCGTATCACGTTTTTCATGTCGCGTCCTAAAACCGTGAAACGTCATATGCCTACCGTTCCGCCAGACATTGACAAACTGTGCCGTGCCGTGTTGGACGCCTTGACCGATGCGGGAGTGTGGGTGGATGATAGTCAGGTGGTTGACCTAGGCGCAACTAAAATCTACGCGTCCGGGCCTCATATTGGCGCGCATATCACAGTGGAAGGACTTGCCCATGAAGAAGCTTAAACAGAACATCGGCCATATCATTGGTAGTATCGCGGCAGTGTTAGTGTTGGTTGATTTTGCGTTGGTGATGATGCTTGCTTGCATCATGCTGTTCAGACTCATTCTAAAGGCGCTGGGCTTATGAGTTTGACATGGAAACAGCTGGAAGCGTTGAGTATCCCGCATAATTCAACGCCGATTGACTTGAATGACCCTGAAATAAAAACCATGATTGCGGAATGCCGTAAGCCGCATAGTGTGCAAATGGAATTGGAGGACTTTGACGATGGGTGTTAAAAAAGGAATGGTTAACAATCCGACAGGCAAGGGTGGTTTCGGAGACCACCCAGAAAACGCGTGTAATGGTAGGTGGAGAAAAGAAGACTCATACACCTATAACGTTAATAAGTTTGGCCGCATGACAGACATAGAACTTCAAGAAATTATTTTGAAGTTCAAAGCAGGGGAGCTTACCCAATTCCAGCAAGCCGCGTTGAAAACCGTCCTTGACATGAAGAAAGATGAAGGTTGGAAGAAGCTTGTAGATACCGTTGATAGGGTTGACGGCAAGGCTTTGCAACCGGTCGAACAGACGGTTAACGGCTATGTTCCACCTACTATTAATATTGATTTTGTCAAAGGTGATGAAGATGAAGAATGATTTTTGGACGGTGCGGGAATGGCTTGAATTTGTCCAGCATCCAGCGGAAGACATGAGTTATGCAACGGTTCGTTTTGGTCGGTTTCTGTGGGATAATTGGCGGCTTACGCGCGGCTCGAAGACTGTCAGTATGGTGAGACGTAATATCAATGGTGTTCGGTCTGGACTTATGAAAGCATACCCGCGTAGCCAAAAGGCGTATATACTCCGTCTGTACATGATATGGCGTGAGAAAGATTTCAGACGTCGCTATATCAGCTGATTTTTACGACACGCTGAGTTGCATTATCGCGCAAGACAATGTATATTATTTCTTGGCAAGAAAAGAAATTGAGCCATCTATCTATATATATAATTTAATTCCCGTCTAGTTTTTTCCTTTCATTTTGCGCTAGACGGGGCTGGAACGTTGCGCGAGCGGTTTAAGCGGCCACCCTGCTAAGGTGGTAACTGGCAACGGTTCGGGGGTTCGAATCCCTCACGTTCCGCAATCCTAACGTGAGCCTAGGATAAGCGTTAGGCGGTTGAGTACACTACTCTTGCAGTGACTCAGACGAAATATAAAAGGGCGGCTAGTGAGCATGGTCGATAGTGAGGTAACATGTGCTCTCCGGCCAACGGTTAGCGGTCGATAGGATTGCGGCGGTAGCCCGCTAAAGTCTAAGCTAACCAATTTTCCCGTGGTGTAATGGGTAGCACGGCAGTCTTTGGAACTGCTTGTTTTGGTTCGAGTCCAGACGGGAGAGCGAGACGTAATGAGCGCTAGGCATCTATTACGTGCCACCAGCCTAGCAGGTGGCAGGTCTGTAGTTCAGTGGAGAGAACGGGACGCGGTTATTGGTCGTGTTGCAACATGACTAAATGTCACGCCTGATGTCGCGAGTTCGAATCTCGTCAGCCCCCGTAGCCTTATAACTCCGGCACGCAACGTAATGCTGTGGTGCAAGTAAGGGACGGGTTTATCCCGTGAGAGCTTTGGCTGGGGCTAAATTCGGGTACTGCTACCCTTGAGTGTTGCGAACTCATGAAAGCTGTAGACGTTGACAACGTGCGGTTAAATCGTTGCACAGCCCCTCTAGTCGCGCGATTAGAGGGGCGTTTCCATGCCAATTACTAGAATGCATGGTATGAAGATTCCAGACGATTACTCTAGCCTTTTCTGGTGGACTCACTCACTTACACCGCCAGCCCGCTATTTCGTGTTCGAGGGTGGCCGTAGCTCAGGCAAAACCACGACCATATGTCAGTCATTAGTATTGCGTGGAGCTGTCAAGCCTATTCGAGTCTTGTGCGCGCGAGAATTCCAAAACTCCATTAACGAATCAGTTAAAAAAAGCTTGGAAGACTCAATAAAACTGTTGCATCTTGGCGGATACACTATCACGAAAGACTCGATAGAGCACGAAAATGGGACTAGTTTCGTTTTCAAGGGCTTGCATAATGACCCCGAAACCACCATCAAGGGTCTGGAAGGTATCGACGTGTGTTTTATTGATGAAGCGCAATTCATCTCGAAGCATTCGTTGGATATTCTTCTCCCGACTATCCGCAAGGAAAACAGTACGATTATTTTCGCCATGAACCCGCTGACACCTAAAGACGAGGTTATGCAACGCTTCGTATGGGATGCTAACGAGCAGGTCAAGGCGCGAACCATCCATAAGCATGTCACCTATCGTACTGCGCTCAAGGCTGGACTACTACCGCGGGAAGTATTACAGCAGGTGCAGGAGGCTAAAGGGTCTCCCGACTTTGCTCACATCTGGGAGGGCAAGCCGACTGATAATGTGCTTAATCGGATTATGTCGTGGCAACAATTGCAGTCCGCTGAAACCGCCATCATGCCTGACGGTGGCATAACCTTTGGTGTTGACGTTGCACGACTGGGAGCAGACCGGACAGCGGTAGCAGTCAATAAGGGCGGCACTATTATCGATTTAGTCAGTTGGAACCACACGCGTTTAACGGACTCAGCACAGGTCATTAGACAACTGGCAGAACGCTATAAACCGGTGGCTATGAACATCGATGATTGCGGCGTAGGCGGTGGCCTGACCGACATGCTTATTGCTGACGGGTTGCCCGTCCAGCCGATTAATTCCGCGTCACGCGCTAAAGACAATACGAAATATCCGAACATCAATAGTGAAATGTGGTTTACTTTCGCGGAGAGAATCGTTTCCGGTGAGCTTCATTTCCTACAAACACTTCCAGAGAAAAACGACTTGTTCGAGGAATTGAGCACGCGCGAGTGGAAACTCACCCCGAAGAACCAACGTCAAGTGCAAGGCAAGGCGGATTACAAGGCGGCTAATAATGTGGGTTCGCCTGACCTTGCGGACGCGACACTATTGAGCGTGTACACGCCGGTTAAGTTGACAAGTTGGGATGTTGAGGTATTATAGAGAACGCCGGTAAAGCTTTGGTCCTTTTCTTTACCGGCGGTTGGTTGACTGGGATACGCCCTCGCAATGATTGCGGGGGCTTCCTAGTATAATGGGAACCGTTATCAATAAGCCTATTGAAAGACGGTAACATTGTCTAAACTCGGTTATAAACTCAGAAATTTCTTTACCCGTCCAACGTCTCCCGCTTTGACTGAGGGGTGGACTAGGGTTAGCGGCAGTGGAACGCAAGTGATTCCACCGTATGACGCTTACGCGCAAATTTTCCCATATTCGAACGCCATTGCGGGACGTTTCGCCACTATCGTCCCCTACGCTGTTGACATGCAAGGGGAGGAGATTAAACCAGCACCGGCGGCCATGCGCGCACTGTATGCGCCCAATGACCAATTTTCTTGCCTTGAGTTCCTGAAGTTCATCGCTAATTCAATTCTTACGCAGTCCCATCTTGATATTCTAATCTGGACGAATCAAGGCGGTTACATTCAACCGGGCGGCAACATTACCCCGGACAATATTGCGGGCTATACTTTCCTCCCGCAGGACTCTAGGCAGTGGGATAGCAGTCATACCACTTGGACGCATCGTGTAACCATGTCAGTTAATGGCCGTTTGGAAGCGCGCGTGTTCACTCGTGACGAGACTATCGCGCTCAGCTATTCCACGCATCCGCTTGACCCGTCGCGTGGTATCAGTCCAGCGCAGACTATCCGCAAGTGGGCGAACGTTGATGACATGATAGCGGATTACGAACGTGGCTTCTTCGCTAACGGTGCTGTCCCTGCTGGCATGATGGGGATTGTCTCAGCTACCGCTGATGATTTCACTAGGACGAAGAATCAGCTTGAGCAAGCGTTCCAAGGCGCCGGACACAATAACGGCGTGGTCTATAACATGATTCCGGTTGACCCGCTTTCGGGTAAGCCGTCCGACACGGGCAAGCTCGTGTGGGTGCCATTCCAGCAAGCTAATAACTCGCTTGACTTGTCCGGCCTTAACGACGTGGTGAATAGCCGCCTCGCAAGCGCTTTGGCTGTTCCGGATATTGTGCGTGGCATTGATAACGGTCAGACCTATGCTAATGCGGAGCAGGCGGAACGCGCATTCATTGAGAACACACTTAAACCGCTCTGCATGACGGTGTGGGATAAATTCCAATTTGAACTTGACCGTATTACTGGCGGACTTGGCTATGGGATTAATTTCACTTTGGACATTCCGGCGCAGACGGACGTGCGTAAAGTTCAGGCCGATACTCAAGCCGTGCAGGTTGATACTCTTATCAAGCTTATCAACGCGGGGGCGAGTGTTGAAACCGCTGTGAAGGCGTTGCACTTACCTGATGAATATAACGCGCTTGAGTTGGAACCTGCCGCCCCGTCTCTTTTCGTCAAGCCGGAAACCCTACAAGTCTCCCCGCAGATTGTGCCACAGATTCAGGCCTCGAAAGATGATGACGTTAAGACGGAACCGGTCAAGCCGGACGTTGAAGAATCAACCGTAAGTAAGGCATCTAAGCTAGTCCGCAAGTTCTACCGTGACTTGATTGACCTTAATCTAGCGGCGCATAGTTTTGCTAAGACTGACGTGGATAGTGTGGAAATTCAAGCCGAACTCGTTGATGGTCTTTTCTCGGTCTACGAGCCGCAAATAGTCGCATACGCCAACTCCACAGGCAAGACGATTATTCAAGCCATGCAGGAACTAGCCAAGACTAATCCGGATATTGCCAAGATTTTGGACGCTTGGACGCCCTCGCAGATTGTCCAACTTGTCGGTTGGGAGACTCTGCCGGAAAGCTTCGAGAATGCGTACAGAAAGCAGTTGACCAAGACTGTGGCCGCTGTGACAGGTACCGCAAATAAGAGTATCACCAAGATTATCGCGCAAGGCATCAAGGATAAGCTAGATTACAAGGAACTTGTACACCAATTGTACGGGTTGCTTGACGATGACCGAGCCGAATTGCTGGCCGGGAACGAACTGCGGAATGCGGAACGCTTGGGCAATCTCTACAGTGCGCAGAATCTCAGCAAGAAAACCGGAGTGACCTTGAAAAAGGTCTGGCACACTAGCGGCCTTGACGCTGGCAGTGAGCAGAAGCCGTGCCCATTTTGCGAGCATATGGACGGCAAGGTGGTCGGCCTCGCGGAAAGCTTCATGGACGAGGGTGATTCCGTGGATATTGACGGTGAGACCTTCACTAACGATTATGTTTCGATGGTTACGGCGGCGGCTCACCCGCGCTGTCGCTGCACCCAGACATACGAGGTGGCCTGAATGAATATAAAATGTAAAAAGTGCGGGAGGTTTCTGGGGTCTACCGAGCATAGTTTGCAAGTCATGCTCAAGTGTCCCAACTGCCGCGCGTATATGCTCTACCGTATTGTTTTCTTGAGTCAGACAGGAGGCCACGAATGAAAGCAAGACAAGCAACGTTTAACGATTATGACGGATTCGTAGAAAAATTCAAGCCGAAGAAGACCACGGACGACTGCTACACCCCCCCCGCAGTGTATGAGGTGATAAAGGACTGGGCATGCCGTGAGTATGGCATCGACCCCAGCAAGGTGGTGCGTCCATTCTATCCGGGCGGCGACTACGAACGGTTCGACTATTCGGACGGCAAGGTGGTAGTGGATAATCCGCCGTTCTCGATTTTGTCGAAAATCTGCGAATTCTATCGCGATAATGATATTCCGTTCTTCTTGTTCGCTCCGAACCTTACGATTTTCAGCAGCACGTCGCGCAACGGCGCGCATATGCTGGTCACTGGTTGCGCTATCGAATACGAAAACGGCACTATCGTCAACACAAGCTTCGTGACGAGTTTCGGCGATGACCTGATTCGTACCGCGCCTGATTTAACGAAGCTGGTCAACGATGCGGTGAAACGAGTTAGGCGCGAAAGCAGGAAACATCTGCCGAAGTATGTGTATCCGCCGGAATTGTTGACCGTCACGCGTCTGAACAATGTCAGCAAGGCTGGCGTGGATTTTCGTGTCAAGGCTTCGGACGTGGCATTCACGGCTAGGCTCGCTTCGCAGAAGGCCGTGAAGAAGAGCATCTTCGGCGGCGGCTATCTGATGGGCGAGGCCAAGGCCGCGGAACTGAAGGCCGCGGAACTGAAGGCCGCGGAACTGAAGGCCGCGA